CACAGCCGAGGACTCCGGCCAAGTGCCAGACGAGCTGATCCACTTCTTGGCTTCGGTTTCCGGGTCGATCGAATCGAGGATCTTCTCCGCGTGGCTTAGCACCTTGTCCCTGACGGTCTTGCCCGCTTCGATCGCCTTGCGAAGGCTCGCCCTGGCGCGGGCATCTGGGAAAAAATCGATCAGCTCCTCGACGAACGCATCGGCAGCTTGGGTGATCGCATCACCTGCCAATGCTCGACCAAAGTCTTCATCGCTGATCGACTGCTTGTCGGCTTGATCCTTGCACAAGCAATACAGCACATCGGCCAGGTTGACCGGATCGGAGACAAGCTTTGAGAGAGACTTAAACCCGTCGTCGACCAGTGCATACAGGTCGATCCCAAGCAGACCTCGGATCCGTTTAACGGCTGCAACATTGATCGCAACTTCCCAGGTACGTCGGGAGTTATCCACAAAACTGTGCATTTTCTAAATGCCTTCCGTAAGCAAGAGAATCGAAACGGGATTAGGCGACGGTCATCCAGCTAGGTGGGTTGGCCGAATAGGTTGGCTTGGCAGTGACCGAAACAGTGATCGCTTCCTCGAGGGCTTCATTGCGAGAGAAGCTGGCGACACGAAACGTGGCTCGCAGGCCTTGGGATCCGCTGCTACCCGCTCCGGTGATGAGTCCATCCATCACGGCAAATTCCACCGTGCTGTTATTCAGAAATGCATCGCGCACAGCGCCGAAGTCGGAGTCGGCGGTATCCCAAACCATTTCAAATTCAAGCGAAGCATCTTTAAGAGTACCGACGGTAGCTCGCCAGCCGTTATTGCCGCGGGTCGAAACATCGGCTTCTCCTGTTTCCAGGTTCAGCGTCAAATCTCGAACGTTACCGACGAGGTCCCAAGTGGGAGCCGCGTATGTCCCGGCGTTACGGTAAAGCTTTGCATCAAGTCCAAGTTTGGCTGGCATATTTGTTACTCCTTAACGAACGCTGTTGGCCCACATCGGGGGTAATCGATCTTTGACTTTGTCTAGCGCTGGACCCATGAATGGTCGCTTGGGGTATCTTTCCTTGCGAAACCTACCTCCGAATTCATGTGCTTTGCCTGCGGTACCGACCACCGAGATGTCTGGTCCGATAGTTGCGATCCCTCTTTGCTTGTCGATCGCATAAACGATCGCACGCTTGAGCTGTCCTTGGCGAGTATTCGGAGGCGTACCTGGCATCGATGCGGTCTGCCGACGCTTGATGGAGCGGCGAGCAACCAAACGAATCGAGGCAGCAGCATGGCCAAGGCTCTTGAAGTTGCCTTGCTGTGCTTTGCTTTTGACTTTATCGAATGACTTTTTGGTGGTGACTTTAACTGCGATCATGGTTGTCCTTACGGCGCGGTGAATCCTTGTGCATTGACGTAGACCGCAGCACCAGTGGTGATGCACGCAAAGTTCAGGGCCGTGTTGGCAGTGGTCTTTAGTGGATTTTCAAAAATGATCTCCGCCATCGGAGCGTTAGCAGGCAGATGGCCACGCCAGATGATCGTTGCACCGTCCTTGAGAACGACTTCGGTGGCAACTGCGGAATTGTTCGAAAGCTGCATCGAGCAGATATAGCGACGCAGACCTGCACCGGCTGCAGCAACCAACGCGACATCGGTCGTATTGATCACTCCCCCAGCGGCGGACGCAAACGACCATTCGAGTTCGGGGATTTGCCATGGGCGAGTTACCAGTACACCTTGCAGTGTGGAAACCAAGTCAGCCACATCACCGGTAGCGACGCTGGCGTAGGCTGCCGTGAGTGCTCGAGCTGCCATCCGGACGGGGTTACCGGTGATGACCGCATCGTGAGCCGCTTGACCAGCAACATTCGCTGTGACGGTCCCGATGTTGGTCGTAGTTGCAGTGGCTCCCGTCAGGATTACGCCTAAGCTTTGTCCAATAACGGTTTGGCCCCGGCCAGCGGTGATTTCAGCGGTAAGCTCTGCATAATCTTGGCAATTGATGAACTGGGATTGGAAATTGATCGCTGCTGGTGCTGCTGCAAGTGCGATCTGTCCAGATCCAGTGACATAGGCTCCGGAAAAGACCGTTCCGGTCAAATCAATGGTGTTAGTGTCGATGACTGTGGCCGAGTAATTACCACGAAGGACCGCTCCGTTATTAGTGACACCGTTAAGGTATTCGACCCAGATCGTTGGGGTTCCGGTGTATCCGTGTGCGGTCGATGTAAGACGGATGACATTACCAGGACCTGACACCGCGTTGGAAACGGCCTTGAACCCTTGATGATTCATCGAGCGGATGCGGATCTTATAGACTGCTGTTGGGTCTGGAATCTGCTGATGCCGCACATACGAGTTCGAGCGCCCACCAGTCGAATCCATCGCGCGGGAGTGAAAATAGCACTCGTCTGAAAACGGTTCGAGTTCGAGAATCGAATAGGTGGCTGTCGACAGGATTGCAGAGGCCGCCGAAGCAATAGGTGCCAATCCGCCATTTTGGACGCTGTAGACCATATTGGTAACAGTCGTGTTGGCAGCACCACCGATGTCCATACTCAGGCTGTGTTTGCCATCGGGAACCCCGGTGACCGGATCTACCGATACAGCCTCAATGATTTGGTGGTTGTTAGCTTGCCGAGTCCCCCCGGACTGCACCGCGATCATCGCTCGGAAGGGAATGGTGAACGTTTCCTTCGAGAGCAGCTCGGCGAAACCTCCAGCCGTTGTTCCCGAGCTGATCGTAAGAACACCACCGGAAACGGTAGCAGTAGAGCCCAAGCCAGTAGTCAGGTCCCAAAGATCCGTGAGTGTCCGAGTCCAGGAATCCCGGAACTTCTTCTGGATTGACTTCACCTTGAACATATCGTCGCTATCGTCCAGACCCGGGATGTCGCGAGTGACACCTCGAGAACTGGTAAACTGCAGCCGATAAGGTCCAACATCACCTGTGGTCATCGGTTATCTCCAGAGTCGATACGTTAGGGTTAGGACGCTTGTAAATTGCATCATGGTTTCCAGATGGTCTGGCGCGTAAATCTGGCTGTTCTCGACGCTGATGAACCGAGCACCCGGGTAACTTGCCAGCGGATTTGCTCGGAAATAGTCACTGATCTCTTCAACCAAGAGGATCAGAGCATCGATGGTTGCGATCTCGTTTTTGGTTTTCTTTTGGATCCCGACATCGATCTGGTAATCGAAGTTGTCTCTAGTGCGATCTAGCGAGGAAGTGCTAAGCCCTTTGGGTACAACCGATACCTTCAAATCCGACATTGTCTTTAGGTCATAGATGGGCAAATACAGCCGCTGAGCGGTAAACGGCTGGCTGAAGCTATTGCCGTTTAGCTCTGCGGTGATTGCATCTGCGATCGCGACAATGTTTGCAGGCATCAGGCGATCCCGATTTCCTTGGTGTGAATTCGATATAGGCTGCGATGAGGATCCGACCAGCGCCAGGCAGGTTCTCCACCAGGTGCATTGACTTCATAGGTATAGACTTTGGTACCAACCGTTTCGAGGATCGTGTCACCGCGCTCAGGGGTGATCGCCGATCCAGAGATAATCAGATCTGAGGGAGCGATGAGAAAATCACGATCGGTCCATTGCATCCGGATCCCACCGTAACCGTCATCAAGTTTCATCAGCGTCCGGCCGATCGTGGCCAAGACGCTTACTTGGTTTGCTCCTCGGACATAAACAACAGTGCTCGAAGCATGCGATTTGAGCTTGCTTGCAAGCCACTGCTGGCCAGCGCGAAGCAGATCGACCATGCTGCTCCCCCTTACGGTTTGTTCGTGGGGGGAGTGTTGTTTTGCTCCAGAAGCTTAAGAAGGTTTTGGTACTGCTCCATCAGCTTCTTGAACTGCTCGTCATCGAGCACTGCGTTTCCACGCTGCTTCCTGGCATTTCGGATCGCTTGAAGCACAACCGGAAGGCCATACTGGAGTGCCAGCAGAATCGCGATGCTCGAACCTGCCGATGTTGCAACTAAGGTGGATGTGCTCCACATGTATTGCTCTTTAATTCGGTCAGTGATTCGATCAGTGATGACGCCAGAGTATTCAGGATCCTTGGGTGCAGGTCTTAGTTTTGGGCGATCGACGATCGAATCGATCAGATCGTCCTGGGTGTCTGACTTGGCTAGAAGCCCGAGTGGGACCTGCATCGGCTCACCGTAAATCGTCGATGGAACTTGAACCATTTCTTGGCTTTCATCCACTTGGCAACTCACTTCACGAGCACCAGCCGGAAGTCCCTCGAGGGTTGCAGGAAGCTTGCCTCGCATCGCACTCAGAAGAAACGGCGTCGATTGCCCCAATCCTTCACCGCCTCCGGCCCACGTAAGAAGTCCAACCACGCGTGGTCCCTCGTCGGTATAGTCGATGATGCTCGAACCGCTACGACCTCCGATGGCTTCGGGTTTCCAGGAAAGGATTTGTCCCTCCTTGCGATTAAGCCGAAGAACCTGGAGGCTTGGCCACTCGCACCGAGGGCTTCCAAAGGTCGTTACCGACGATTGGTCGCTCGGGTAACGATCGGCTAGAGGAATTGGATCGACATCCTTGGCGAAATCTCCGCTGCACTTTAGAAGAGCAAAGTCCACGCTGGTGCCACGACCGTAACCCGAAGCGATGATCGCTGCAGTTCCTCGTTCGCTAGCTCCATTGGTGTTCCATCGTTCGACGTTGACTACACGACCACGCTTAGTGCCAGCCACGTGGGCATTGGTAAGAACGATTGCATTGCCTTCGGCCGTCCGGCCAACGACGGTACCGCTCCCGCACACGTTGCTCACCGTTACTCGGACCGTTGCTCGAATGACCTGATCAAAACGATCAAGACTCTGAGCCTGAGTTCTAAACCCCGATCGCGACGTCTCGAACGTCAGGTTTTCTTTCAGCGGATCCAGAACGATCGTACTGGGTGCGGATTGTAAAATCGGGCAATTGCCATCAGGGCAGTTCCGATCTTGGGCAAAAACGATGCTGCCAAGCGATGCAGCGATCAAGACAGTGAGCACAAACAGGTTGCTTTTCATAGTGATCCCTTCGATGAAATGGAAACGAGATGGGGTTGTGAAGCGCCGACCAAATCACTCGCTATTGACTTAGCCGCATTCGAACGGTCGTATCTGCCGAAGCAGCTGCTCGGACCACTTTGCCAATGGATTTGTTGCCCGCCGAAGTGGTGGTCACTACGTTGTTGGTGTCGTCCCAGTACAGGATGGTGCCGACCGTGAAAGCGACGCCGGTGTTCTTGTTGAAATCAAAGACACCGTCGACTGCCAGCGAGCCGAGTTCTCCTGCTGCAATAGGGCGAACCGTAACACCGACCAGATCCCCTTGGACAACCACATCCCCAGACGCCAAAGCGCTGACCGGGGTGTGATCGATGTAATGCCCTTCTTGAATGAATGTTGCCTGTGGCATGGTGAGTTAAACCTCAACTGATGACTTGGATGGAACAAAAAACAATGAGCTCGGCAAATGCTTACGCCTCACCCTTGGACTTAATGGCCGCGCGAGGGTCTTGCAGAGCAACACCAAAATCGTGGTAACCACGCATCTGTACCCCAAGAACGTTGAAATCAGCGGTAGCTGTCTCGATCGTCGGGGCTTCCTGGCCATTAATAAAGGCCACTTCAATGAGCGGCAGATCGTTAGGATCTGAGAGCAGGTACCAAGCCTTGGTCGAGTTGCCCGTATAGTTTGAGTTCCCGAGGTAACGACTGACCTCGATGCGGAACTTACCCGCGTGTGGATTACTGATTGGGGTCTTGGCGTTTGCTGTGTTATCCCTGATCTCCAGGGATTTATAGAGCTGCGTACCGATGGCCGACAAAGCCGTTGGGACAAGCATGATCGTTGGCATCGTTCCGATCGGTTTTCCATCGGAATCAACCAGGTCGTAATATGCAACTTCCGCCTTGGTAAGCCCATCGATTGACAATGCGGTATCCGTTCCAGTTAAGAGGTTTTTACTCCCTCCGGTAAAGAACGAGCCATTGTTCATGAAAGTCGTCCAGAACACGTCATTAAGCTTCATGCCCGATCCACGCCCCAGTTTTCTTGGAACCGTAGTGATCGCACCAAGGTCATCGTTGATGATGTCCCGACGATCGACCGCGAGCATCAAACCATAGGTGTCGGCTTTGTTCGTGAAGCTTTCGTTCCCAAGGTTTCCATGCTTTATCTCTCCACCGGGAGCGACCAATTCGTATTGGTCCTTTCCGATGAGTCGGTAACTGGACACCGCTTTGAAGTCAGAAACGTTTCGCACCGAGCAGATGTTCCGCCAGGTACGCTCAACGTTGAAGAAACCTTCGAGCAAGAACTTGTTTGCGACATTCGAGAGAATTCCGCCGATGTCGATGTTGCTCACCGAACTGGCTTCGATGCGATTTCCAAAGGCAGCACGCATCACTTCGCGATGATCACGGAAGTTGCGCCCGGAATATCCGTTAGCCCAAGCTGCTTCGAGCAATAGCTCTTGCAGTCCTATTCCCCCACGGAATTTCTTGGCTGCGATCTCCAACGACTGCTCATCCGCAACATGCTCGATATCGATCAACCGAGCAGATAGGTAGCAGGCAGCCTCTAGGACGCTGGCATTGACGTTGGTCTTAGTAACATGAATCGCAGGAACTTCGGGGCGCATCATTCGGATCTTCATCAGTTCCGCTTTCTCAAGGTTCCATCCTTCGCGAATCGCCTGGGCTTCTACAAGAGGAAGCACACCGTTGTAGATCCTTCGAATTGCAGCAATTCGCTCCAATTCCGTTGCATGAGCAGCACGCATGGCTTCGACAGCCGTATCAACCTCCGGTTGATTTGTGGAAGGCTCTACTGGGACCGGATTTGGTGGAACCAATACCGGAACCGGATCCGGAGTAACCGGAAGCGTTGGACTTGCGGCTTGATCGTCTTGGCCTGCGATTTGACTGGGATCCATCTCGGTTTCTCCAAAGGTTGCTGATGCCTGGGCAGCGACACTTGCGCTGGTTGCTCCGTCGGCACCAAGGTCTACGAAACTGATTTCACCAAGCGAGGACCTACGAATCACGTTCACCGGACCGTTGTATTGGTTGCCGTTGACGGTGACCTTTTGACCTTCCTTGACGAACTCGAACTCTTCAACACCGGTTCCAACGCTTGCTTGCCATGGAAATCCGTTCTTGGAACTTATGACTACTTCGCGTGCAGCCGGTGTATCCCGCGAGACCACACCGGTTGCTACAAGTTGGCCCGCTTCGACTCGGATCGAATCGGTGTGTCCAACACCCGAGAGGGGATCGTGGCCGAATCGGATTGGTCGTGCCTGCGATGGGATTGATAGCCCCGCAAGGTCGATGATCACCGGATGACGCCATCCAGCGACTCGCATCTGACCGCCGGTATAAGCGACCATCCGGAAACGTGGCAGCACGCCGGTTGAAGTTCCTTCGGCGGAGGCATCAACATCGATCATTGCCGTAGCATTGATGTTGAGCTGATTGCGGTTCTCTTGGGGGTTAAGCATCATCGGCTGGGATATCTTCTTCTTGGACATCGACGTTTTCCTCTGCAGAAGGAGTGGAAAGAGAGCCGGGCACGAGACCCAACTCCGACATGAGTGCAATTTCCTTCGCACGTTGGCGAAGCTGTGTTTCCCAATCTTGCCCGCGCTTGGCATATTCATCCGCTAGCGTGGTTGTGTGACTGGTAAGACGAGTGGCTTGTGCGTTTGCTTCTTTAGCTGGATCGACGTGTTCATGCCCGTCCCAGAACCATTGGTGTGGCCACTGAGCAAAGGGACCTAGTCCTGTTGGAAGCACGCCGGGTAAAAGAGAGGCTTCATCGAGCCAGGCAGAGAGAATACGATCGAGTAGAACTCGCTCTAAATGCGATTGCTCTACGCGAATCGCTTTGTAATAGACCTGATGATCTAAGCGCCCAGAGGCATAGTTATATCCCGACGAATTACCGGCGGCCACATTAAAGGGCATATTCAAACAGCGAGCAATTTCATTGAGCAATTCGTGTTTGAACTCACCATAAGTCGTCGATGGTTGTTCGGCTTGCATCTGGGCCATCTTCCAGCCCCCAGGCATCGTTACCAATGCTCGCTTTTCGAGTTCGATTGGCTCAAACGGTTCTGCTGCGTCGGCTTCGCCATTGGCAGGCGCATCGGTGTAGAGGATCCCAGCGAAGTCTGCGGCGGTCTCTGCAGCAGCAAGTACTGCCAAAGTGAATCGGCGAAGTTGTGCAAACAGGGGAAGTGCTGGCAGAATGTCCGGGATGCCACGGGTTTGTCCCGGGCGGTCGGCTCGGTACCAATGCAGAACACTTGAAGCAGGAATCTGCTCATAGTCACTTCTCCCCGAGAAATATCCATCTCCGGGATGGTTGCGAAGAATGTGGTATTCGATTGGATTTCCAGCGGAATCAAAAACGATCCCATCGACAGCGACAGTCGAAAGTCTGTCGAGATCGGGCGTAGTGACCTGGTCGGCCTCGATAAGTCTCAGGTCGAGTTGGACCTCCGTACTTAGTCGAGGGTTATTCACCAAGATTGCAAATGCTTCGCCATCCGTGGCTCTGGCCATCCGCATCGTGCGGAGTTTCTCAGCCAAGTGCACCGAACGTGCCCACAGCATAAAAGCCTGTTCGATACGGCGATTGGCTTGAGCATCGCCAGTGAGCATTTGCAACCGGGGGCCGGTACCGACGACGTCATGCGCAAGGGTCAGGACGATCCCTTTGGCATAAGAGTTGTTGGCCGTTTCATACCGAGCTCGGTTCCTGAGGATCCGGCGCACCTCGGCGCTATTGGATGCGTTGGGCGAGAGCCCATCGGCATTAGCCCAATGGCGTCGATTGTCATCGGTGGTCACCGCTGCGTCGTAGCGTGCACGAATAACCCGCTTTATTGGGTGAAGATGAGGCTCGCGCCCCCGCACGACATTCGGTGATAACCATTTGGAAATCCAGGACAACATGGTTACTCGGCCCCCGGTGGTACGATCTTGTTGAAGACCAAGCCACGACGCTTCGATTTCGCGGCTTGCTTGGAGGCTAAATAGCGATCGGCTTCGATCTGGTCGGTCAGCTTGTGCTGCTCGATGCTGCCCGCATCGCCCGAGGCCTTTGCAGGTCCTTGCGCGTTTTCAAGAATGGTGTCTTTTAGCTCATCAGCCATGGGGTCAGCTCCAGTTCGATAGACAATGCGTCTGCCTATC